AGCTTCAGTAACATTAAAGTCAAAGTCTAAGCTACCATCTTCTTCATTGCGAACACAATTCTCTATACGCATTTAACCAATCCTTTCGAAAGTCAAGCCATTCAAAGTTGTTAGCCTCAGCCCACATTGCATAAGTTGTCTTACTACCTCTGTGTAACTTATTAGATGCGTTCTGGAATAACATTATTATTCTGATGTCTGGATTACATTCTCTAAACCATATCATCTTCTTACGAGTCTCTAGGTCAAGTAACCCTTTAGCCTCAAGGTAAATCTCTTTACTCGAATCTGTTTTAAAGTCTGGAGTATAGGTTCTATCTTGTACTGGTTGTGTGAACTTGATCCTAGTTGGTTCGTACTGCACCGAAGGATATTCTTTAATTAATGAATTCCAAACCTTTTCTTCTAACTTACTCTTGAACTTGGGCATTTAGTAATGTCTCATATCGAGTAGCAAAGCTATCTCCTTCGTGACGTAAGAGCCATAGGCACTGTGAATCTACTAAGAAGTCATTCTTATTAGGGTAAAGCTGATACACGATGTCAAACATCTCTTGCTCAGACTTACAACCTTGTAAAAGTTTCTTAGCTTTAGCTTCACCTAAACCTTTGATTCCTTTAACGTTATCAGAAGTATCTCCTTTAATACATTGCTCATAGAATAATCGTAGACCTTCTAACTCTGTTTGTTCCACAAAGTTATCAGGCTTAGACCAACTAAGTGTGCCGATAGCCCATTGAAAGTGTTTCCCTGGAACTTGTAACATATCCTTATCTAGAGAGCAGATAGTTGTAGTACCTCCCACCTTATCTTGGTGAATAGACATAGCATCATCTGCTTCTAGAGTATCTGGAGCCCACTCAGCCCCTAACTTCTTAACTGCATAGTCTTGCAAGGCAGATAAGTGTCGAGGCTTAGGAGCTGTTCTGTTAGCTTTGTACAAGGGATTGATAGTCTTACGGAAGTTGTTAGGTCCCGTGAGGAAAGCTCTGTAAGAGGTAGCACCAACCTTAGTTTGAATGCCCTCAAACAGATCCTTCATCCTAGATATGGCGATGCCTACTGACTCATTTTCAGCACTAGCTGCACTACGAAAGCAAACAAGATCCATATCTATAAGGGCTATCATTATACTGCTGCTCCTTCAGGGATAGAACCAGCTGCTTCATATGCAACAAGATCAGTAACTGCTAAGGTAGTAAGAGAAGGTGATTTACCAGACTTACCTTTGAACTTCCACTCATAAGAATCCACAACGGCAATAGCTTCACTACCGTTACCAATACGAACATCAGTAGAAATAGGTACACCATCACCATCAATAGCTTTGATTGGGTAGGTTGACTTACATGTAATATAGTGACCACGTTCATACTCGTCATCGTCTCGCTTGTTAACATTGATACCTAGAGCAGTTAACTCTTTGACAGCATCTGCACTTAGGTTAGCTAAGTCTACTTGATACTTACCAGACATTTCGTTAGGTTCGTTTAGTTGAGCCCAGAACAACTTTGCTTTAATTTTAATTGCCATATTTAAATACTCCAGTGATGATATACATTTACGATAATGTGAATACAAGTAACTACTTCTAATACTGTGATCCAAGTCTTACTAGAAGGGAACATCGTCATCCTCTCCACTCTTTGAAGGTTGTACTAAATCAAAGTCAACCCATTGAGTAAAGCCCTTAGCGTCAGCCTCGTCTACAATATCTATTACGGTACCCTTGGTCCAACTACTCGCAGCTCTGTACACATTCTTATTTCTGAAAGAGAATAATCTTTTAGATAAGACTTGGTCCTCATTATCTCTGAAGATAACTTCTATAGCTTGATACTCTAAGCCATTAGCTGATTGATGAGAGCTAGGGGTACCTACATCAATAATTTTAATTCTAAGCATTAACTTCCTCCATGTTGCCCCAGTCAGGTCCAACTTCACACTGAACCCTCATAGGTAGATTGAACTCCGAACCAAATATCTTTTTAAAGTTAAGTGGTACATCGTTAAAGCAGTTTGTAACTAACCTGACTAGACTAATATTATCCCATACTTTGGGATCAAAGTCAAGTATTATTGAGTCATGTACTGTATTGACCATCAAGACTCCTTCTTTCTCTTTAAGTCTGTTACGAAGTGAGACCCTAGCTAGTGCCATGAGGTCAGCACCTAAGCCCTGTACAGGATAGTTTAAGATCTTAGTACGAGGGAACTTAACCTTACCATACTTAACCTCAGGCTCAAACTTGTAGACCCTACCAGTAGGCATCTCGATACGACCATCACGCATAGCTCGTTCTAGTAACTGATCATGCCATACCTTTAGTCCACTGTACTTTGCGTAGAACTGATCGATGACTCCTTGCCAGAACGTTTCATCTCCAATACTTGAGAAGTTAGGATCATTCGCATAAGAGTACGCTGATCCTCCGTAGATGAGTCGAAACACGAACGTTTTAGCAATAAGTCGACTTGGTAGTCCAAATCTTTGTTGGTTGTCTGCATGTTGGTCTACCCCATTAAGAATCTCTTCAATAGCTGTTTGATCTTGACTTAAGTATGTGGCTCCTACCCACTCTAATTGTTTTGCATCTGCTTGTAGTAGCATTTAGTATAAGTCCTCCCATAAGCGTTCAAGGTACACATCTTTCTCATAGGCATCAAGTAAAGCGAGAATAGAAGAGACCTTTGATTCCTCCGTCGAAGTTTTGCAGGTTTGGTTTACTACTTGACAGACGTCCTGTACGAGCGACGCATTGATTAAGTTGTCCATGTATCTTGTTCTCCTTCCAGTTAAGTTCAGCTGCTAATTTGAGTAAGCCTCTGTAATACGTTGATACTCTTTTTTCTAAGTCAGACCTAGTGAGTAGTGTCTGTATGGCTTTGAGAGAGTGTTGGTTCCTACTCTTGAGAGACTTGAGTGTATACTCATCAGTAGAGAAGTAACCTTCTTTAGCTAACTCAGAACCTTTAGGTGGAGTAAACAACCTAGGTAGTTCTACTTTGTAGTCTTCCCACTTTTCTTTTGCTTCTCCTTTACGAGCACCTGTCTTGTAAATGCCAGCAGGGACTTTGCGAGAAAGCTTAATGCTTCCGCCATAAAGTAAGCAACTGAGATGATCACCGCTATTGGGATTAAAACTATCACAGTTATGGTACTGATACAACTCGTTATCCAGCTCGACGATTTGTGCATCCAATTCATTTGCTAATTCCTCACTCTTTGTTGCGTTATAAAGTAAACCGTTAAATTCCATGTCTTGAAGGACTAGGAGATCTTGATTGTGTAAACTGATTAGTCGCTGTAGTTGTAAGCTACTAGCCTTAACTTCTTCTAACTGTTTAAGATAGACTTGATATGTTAAGTCAAGGTCACCCTGTAAGTAAGGCTCCAACACATCTCTAGGTATGTCTGGTGTATCTATGCCATTCTTCCAATACTCAGTGCTAACCACATCGAGCTTAGTACCCAGACCATAATGAGCAGCAACCCCGTTAAGCGACGGATAGGACTCCGTTTGTCCAGTAAGTATAAAATGTACAAGTTGACAATCCCATATACGTTTATTGCTAAAAGTAATTCCATATCGTCGGATCCAATGCAAATCAAATTTAATATTAAAACCAATTAAGATATCTGATTGATCTATATCTTGTTGTATACTCTCTAACTGAGCACCATAAGGTAAGTCATTGTAAGCTATAGGATATAAGTTAGACCAATCTCTGGTACGAACACCTACATAACACAGCTTGTTAGTCTGATCAAAAGGATTACCTTTGTTAGAGATTGTTGTTTCTACGTCTAGTACTAACTCTTTCATCGGAATCCTTTAATAAGTAATGTTGTATTAATAATGTTGTTACAATACCTAAACCAAAAGCTTGGTAGTAACACTGAATGTATTCAATAAATAGTTGCATGCCATATGTCCCATGTTGTCCATACATCTCCAAGTTGATTGTAAGTTTTCTTAGCTATACCGTATGGTGGAGTTACAGATGCTAATACTTTGCTGTCTCTGATTTGATACTTAGCACCTATCTCTATCAAAGGTTTGTTCCGTAACTCATGCTCATAAGGTAAATCATTTAGTATCATTACAAGTCCTCATACCTAGCTACTTCTGCTCTAATCATAACTTTGGCACTACCGTGTCGCTTCTCAGGCAAAGTATCTGAGTCACCTAACAGTTTGTTTTTACAGATGTTAAAGTATCTGAATCGACTAGTGTTATCTGATTCCTTACCAATGCCTAAGATCCAGTCAGCTTCGCCTTGCTTCGCAGTCTTGCTGCCATCAACCATATCCATCGTTAACCAAGTCTTACCTTCTGCTTCACCTGAAGCTTGAGATACAGCAATTACAGGAGCGTATGTTTTAGCGATCTCTCGAGCCCATTGATAGATAGCTTTAAGCTCAAGGTCCTTTCTCTCTGCCTTAAAGCCTTTGAGTTTATCGATCTGATCAAAGATGATAAGAGCAGGTTTAGTTGTCTTAAGAATCTGTTCGATGCGTTGGATGCTAGATGAATCTTCGAAGTCGTAGATCTTAATCTGATCTTTAGTCTTCATGTCATACACCTTTTGATTGCGTTCTAGGTCGCCCCACAAGTGATCCGTAGTCATACCTAGTACAGCTTGGAAGCAACGAATACCAACCTTGTTACCCTGCTCCTCATTGTTGAACCACAAGATGCTACCATCTGTTTGTTCTACCATGTGAGAGATCTCACTAGCAAGGAAGGTAGTCTTACCAGTCTCAGGTCTAGCAAAGATAAACCCAAAGTCACCCTTACGAAGAGAACCAAAAGATTCATTCAAGAACTTAAGTCTCCAACGTAGACCAGGTGTTGCTACTTGAGAGGTGTATAACTCTGCAAGATTCATGTTGACAGTTACTGGAGTATTGTCTTCTACTTCTTGTAACTCAAACTCAGAGAACAGAGAGAGTAAATCTTCTACTGGAGTCCTACCATCCTCTACATCTAGAGCCATCTTAGCGATGTCTCCAGCGAGAGAACGTCGACGATGTTCTTCCAGAAGAGTAATCACTCCCTCTAGGTTTACCTCTAGACTAAAGATAGATTCTAGTAACTCTCTAAGTTCCTTACGCTCAGAGTCTTGCAAAAGATAATTACTTAAGTAACATAACTCAAGATCCTCTACGCTACAGTAGTCTTTAGTAGAGTACTTAGAGTAATAGATTGAGAGAACGTTAAAGACTTTATAGATGTTAACATAGTTGTTCTTGATATAGTTTATATTAACATACTTATAGTATTTTGTAAAGTCTTTTCTATCCTTCATGAAAACATTGATGATTTGAAGTTCAACCATTCAGTTAGTTCCTCCTTTGTATATTCTTTAGGATCCTCAGGAGAGATAACAATCCTTGTAGGTATTCCTCGTTGTTTGAATTCCCTAGAGATTCTTATAGCTTCTTTAGC